TAATGTCTCGCTATCACCTGCTACTGTAACTGGTATGGAAGCAGGGAGTCTCATTGACTCTGGGTCTGATGACCTTACTGATGGGGATAATGTGGCAACTTATATCTTTAAGTGCGCTCAGGAACTTGATGATAATTTCATCCCTTCTGACAATAGATATGTTGTTCTCTCCCCTACCATGTTCTATGCGTTAATTCAGTCTGCTAAGGCTGTTAACCGTGATTGGAGTCCTAATACGACTGGCTCTTACCAAGATGGATCAGTTTTCCAGGTTGCTGGAATGAACATCCTGAAGTCGAGTCACATCCAAACTTCGAATTATACAGCTGCTGCTGGTGAAAATAATTCTTATGTAGATGGGACAAATACTGCTAATGAACCAGATAACTTTGCTTCCACTCAGTTCCTGGCCTTCCATAGCTCTGCGGTTGGTACTGTTAAGTTGAAAGACATCAGTATCGAAGCCGAATATGATATGCGAAGACAAGGTTCGTTGATGGTGGCTAAGGCAGCCGTAGGTCATGGCGTATTGAGACCAGAAGCTTGTGTAAAAGTCTACACGTAAGCTGAAATAGCCCAGCGGTGGGTGGCTTTGTAACCCCCGTAGTTCCATGTCGTTCCATAGAGATTGCGAGGTCTTCCTTTTTCTCTAAAGGGGGACCTTGTAATTCACCTTTTTCTCTCTTTATTCAAAAACATATGAGCCTTGAAAACATTATCCAGAATTCCAGGTATCAACCGTGTCCTACCAATTTCTCCCCCTCAGTTTGGAAAGCAATGGAGGAACAGAGACTTGCTAAGGAACCCCAGGAACCTCAAGGGAAAAAAAGAAAACAAAGAGGAATTAAGAACCGAGGAACTAAAGTTCACAAAGATACTACAAAGTACGATAGGAATATAGTCCCCCAAGATCACACTGAGGAATAGGGGTGTGAAAGGTTTCACCCCGATTAGCAAGAGTTTCCCCCTTTCTCCTCTCTTGCTTTTCTTCCCTTATCATGCCCCTTCATTAATATGTCCAGGACAACACAACTTGAGACAGTAAATATCATGCTGTCTTCCATAGGTGAAAGACCCGTGTCTTCCCTAAGCTCAGGTCTGGTGGATGCTGAGATGGCAGAGACAATTCTTAATTCAGTGGACCGAGATGTCCAAGGAATGGGTTGGTGGTTCAATAGGGATGTTGCACGTAAGTTCACCCCAGATGACACCACTGGTGAAGTTCAGTTTCCTTATAACACCTTGAAGTCTGATTTCGTTAAGGAATCTACTTATAAAGACTTAGTCCAAAGGGGATTCAGGGTCTATGATGCCTATAACCACACCTATGATATTGGGTCTAATTATGCCCAAGTCTATGTGGATCTGATTATCCAACTTGACTTCGATGATGTCCCTGAAGTTGGTAAACGGTACATAGGTCTTAAAGCTGCCAGAGTTTTCCAAGACAGAACCACTGGGGCCACTGATTTACACGGGTTTCAACAAGAGGATGAATTCGTGGCTTTTTCTGAGCTTAAAGATACTGAAGGTGAAAACGGGGAACACAACATCTTTCAGGATTATGGTGTCTACTCCATTGTGGATAGGAATCCTGGAGGTGGAGCCCAAAGACTTCGTTTAGGATATTAAAAAAGATGTCTCTAGTATCTAGTACAATCCCCAACTTGATTGGTGGAATTAGTCAACAACCAGCCTCAATTAGGCTTAAAACTCAAGGATCTGCACAAATAAATGGGATCTCCGATGTTGTTGATGGACTCCAAAAAAGACCAGGGACAGAGCATATCGCCAAGATATCTACCAGTTCTCTCAGTGGAGCCTTTATTCATGCACTCAAGAGGGATGAGGACGAAGCGTATATTGTTCTCCTCACGGGAACTGGGACTAATGTCTCTGATAGAATTAAGATATTCGACAAATCTGGAGTAGCCAAGACGGTCAACGTGAGGGCTGCTGGGGATACCATAAGTGATGCTGCATTGACCTCAGGGACTCTCTATGATGCTGTCAAGGCTTACCTTGCTGCTGGAACCCCTCAGACTGCTTTTGCTGCCACTACGATTGCTGATTACACCTTTGTTCTCAACAACACAATCACGGTTGCCAAAAGCTCCACTGTCTCTTCTAAGAGAAACCCTGAGGCTTTGGTCTATATTACCACTGGGGACTATGCAACTGATTATAAAATTGAGGTAAGAAAAGCAGGGACTGGGAGTTATGTAACTGCTGCTGAATTGACCACTTATGACACTAATGCAGCAGCCTCTAAGGGTTATGAAAAAGTAATCGCTACCAACACCATTGCCTCAGAGTTAGCTAGTGATCCTGGGACTGAAGAAACTGCATCAAGTGATGTAACAGCCCTTGATGAGACACTGACATCCGCATCTTGGATTGGAGGTGGCTCTGACCCCTTCAGGTCTTCAACTTCAATTGTAGTGGTTTCTAATACTGGGACTGTAACCCAAAGTAGTCATGGGTTGATCACAGGAGAAAAGATAGAACTCAGGGGTTCAAGTACAGGAGCTTTAAATGGAAATTATACTGTAACTAAAACAGGGGATAATACTTACACCATAACAACCGCTGGGGTTGCTAATGCAACCTATACGGATGCATATGCTTCTTATGACTTTACGATAACTACCCAAGGTTCTGTCATCCATATCCAATCAGGGGGACTAAACCAGGACTTTGACATCCAAGTCACTGATTCCAGAGGTAATGTCTACACCCGAGTTTTCAAGGATCAATACCCTAGTTTTACTCGTCTTCCAGGTCATGCCCCTACTGAAGCAGTGGGAATGACAGTGAAGATCACAGGGGATTCTGCTAAGTACCAAGATGACTTTTATGTCAAACTAAATGATAACAAAAATGGTGTTTGGGAAGAAACTGTCGGACCTGGACTCCAGGATGCTCTTGATGCAGACACTTTACCCATACAGTTGATTAAGGAAAGTGATGGTTCCTTTTCTCTCAAACAGACCCCTTGGGGCTCCCGAGTTGCAGGGGATGACCAGACTAATGATTTCCCGAGTTTTGTAGGGAAAGAGATCAATGACATATTCTTTCACCAGAACCGCTTAGGGGTCCTTGCAGATGAGAATGTCATCTTTACTGAATCAGGGGAATTCTATAACTGGTTCAGACCCACAGTCCTGACAAGTTTAGAGACAAACCCAATCGATGTGGCTGTCTCCAATAATAAAGTATCAATCCTCAAACATGCTGTTCCTTTCTCTGAATCCATCCTGATATTCTCGGATCTCACTCAGTTTATTATGAAGTCGAGTGAGTATTTGAGCCCCACCAATGTGTCCCTTAATGTCACCACCGAGTTTGAAGCTGATCTTACAGCAAAACCAGTTGGTGCAGGAAGATTCGTTTTCTTCGCTACGGACAATGGGGCTCACACAGGAATCCGAGAGTACTTTGTAGAGGTTGATAGTGAGACCAATGATGCTGTAGAGATCACCAGTCACATTCCTCAATACATCAAAGGGGGTGTAAAGCACTTGGCAGCCTCCAGTAATAACGACACCCTTCTGGTTCTTTCAGACTCCAGTGATGCCACCAAGACCATGTATGTCTATCGGTACTTCTGGCAAGGAACCAACAAGCTTCAAAGTGCTTGGTCCAAGTTCACTTTTGATTCCACAGTAATCACTGCTGAGTTTCTCCAAGATGAGATTTATCTGGTGGTTCAAAGAGGATCTAATGTCTACCTGGAGAAACTGAAACTCTCCCAGGATGACTCAGTGGCTATTATGTCTGCTGAACACCCAGTCCACTTGGATCGTAGAGTCAAAGTAACCACTACGGCTACATTCGATAGTTTCACAAGTACTTACTATGCTGATGGAAACTCTACGGATTATTCTGATAATACCTCTGTTGTCTATGTTTCTAAATACGGAGAACTTTTAGGCTCTACTACCACCAACATTCTTCAAGGCTCCCACACGGGTTCTGATGGTGCTTCAACCCTCACAGATTCCTCGGCTACTTTTGAAACCAATGGTGCCTATAACGGGGCTAGTATTACCAATAACAATGAAGGGACCACTGGGACCATAAATGCTACGGTGTCCTCGGAGACTGCTGTTGCCACTAGTCTCTCAGACTGGGATACTGGGGAGACATACAGTCTTACCCTTAATAAAGTCAAACAGGCCATCACCAAGGACGGTTTTGTCTATGCAGGAATAAACTACGAGTTTGAGTACGAGTTCAGTGAGATTATGGTCACCCAAGGGGAGAATGACACTCCCCTAACCAATGGGAGACTCCAAGTTAGAAACATGACTGTCCTTTATAGCAATACAGGATATTTCACAATGGAAATCAATGCTTCCCAAAGGGATGCTGATACCTATGTTTTTAATGGAAGAATCACCTCTGATTCTGGGCATACCCTTAACAACACTCCATTGGATACTGGATCTTATAAATTCCCAGTATTGTCTAAGTCCAGTGAAGTCGTAGTTAAACTCAAAAATGATACATTCCTCCCTTGCATATTCCAATCAGCCGAGTGGGAAGGACTTTGGAATTTACGTTCCCAGTATATGCGTTGATTACAGACCTTCAGAAGCTCAAGACTGTTACGAAGTCGCACCCATTATGTGCAAGAGGGATGCTTATGAAGTTCTGTCTTCTGATGGTATAAGCCCCCTGGAGGCCCTTCAGCTTTCTTTTGAGACTTCCTACGAATGTAACACCCTTCTCCGTAATGGAGAACCTATGGGGATGTTTGGATGTGGATACGGGGAAGACAAGATTTATGGAATCCCTTGGATGCTCACTGATGGTAAGTTCAAGGGAATGACAAAGTGGGGTCTGGTTCACTCAAGAGAGTGGATCAACAAGGTCAAACAAAGACATCAGATTCTCTATAATTATGTCCACAATGAGAATAAACAGTCATTGAGGTGGCTTAAGTGGCTTGGTTTTAAATTCATGCGTTCCATCCCTAATTATGGTTTTGGCAAACGAGATACTTTCTATGAATTCTATTTGGTTAATGGTGGTGACTAATGTGTAGCCCAGGATTAGCCCAGGCAGGGCTTATGGTTGCATCGTCTGTCTATACCTACGGACAGCAGACTAGGGCTTATAATGAGGCCATGAAGGCTAGACAGCAGAATAAAGAGTCAGCCGAGGATGAACTACAGCTTACCTATGAGCAACTGAATCTGAGGGAACACCAGGAGCAACAGGCTCTTGTAAATCAAGAACGCTTAAGAACCCGAAGAAGTCAGGAATTAGGGGAACAAACCTCGGAACAGAAATTCTACAATCAACTGGATGCAGAACAGGCCCTTAGTGCCATCAAGGCCCGAGGGGGTGGTGAGGTCCGAGGGTTGGGAATTGGTATTGAAAGAGATCTTGCCCGAGCTAATTTTGGTAGTGCTGAGAATCTCCGTAGAGAAAAAGAGATGCTTGGGTTTCAGAAGTCTGTAGATAAACAAAACTTCAAGTACCTCAAGGAACAACTCGGGATAGCCAGACAGGGTGCAAAAGCTACTTATCTCAACCGCTTGAGAGCTTTCCAAATGCCTGGGAAACCTGATCCTATGTCTGCTTTATTCCAGTCTGCTGGAGGTGTCGTAGGGGGAATGGCTGTAGATGCAGCTTCT